ACCTACACAACCTCATGCACTTCTTGCGTCTTCGACTTCATGCACATGCCCAGTACGAAATCCGGGTGTACGCTGAGGCTTTACTGGAACTGGCGACTGCCGTCTGCCCAGTTACAATGAAGCACTTTAAAGAAACCCTGTAAGTAACCCATAACCAAGGAGAAAGGAAATGAGTGAAACGTGTAACTGGATTGAAGACGACGGCGGTGTTTGGGGTACTGAATGCGGAAACTTTTTTGACCTAAGAGATGGCACTCCACACGAAAATGGTATGCACTGGTGTCCGTACTGCGGCATGAGCCTGCAAGAAACCAAAGGGTCGTCGTTCTCGAATGTAGGGTTAGGTGGCACGATATGGGGATACGGTGAGGATAACGACGGCTGGTATGTCGGCCCACCGGGAGAGCAAATCGGCTACGCAATTTCTGAGTCCAACGCTAAGCGGATAGTGGCCTGCGTTAATGCCTGCATTGGGATACCTATAGATGTTCTCAATATCAATGGTGTGTCGCCTAACCCGTGATACGCACCAAGGGGCGACGGCGGCTTTATCGCTAGCATCTCGCTCGAAAGTATAGTTATGTCAACAGGGGAATAGGATGACGAAAGATAAATACCCGCAATACCGAGTGGCGCAGTGGGTATCTAGCCGCCAGAGTGGGATGGCACGCATTCATGAAACCGTCCTTTATGGCGTGCAGGTTAAGTATGAAGAGGACGGCAGGTGGTCACATGTCGTCAGCAAAGAACCAATGTTTTTTAATTCGCCGGAAGAGGCTCAGGTCGCATGTGATGAGTTAGCAGCCTCCCCACCCCGTAAGTAACCCATAACCAAGGAGATTCAAAATGCTAGCGAGCTACTACGAAAGACTAGGTGTCGCACCCAATGCTACCCCCATTGAAATAAAAGCGGCCTATCGACGCCTAGCAAGAATTAAGCACCCTGATAAGGGTGGGACCACCGAGGAATTCCAGTGGTTGCAGAAAGCATACGAAACTCTAATGGATGCAGACAAGAGAGCGGCCTATGATAAGTTTGGCCGGGATGCCAATTACGCCACCAATCTTGAAAAAGCACAACAGGAGCTAGTAGCTCTATTCACTAGCATGTCTGATAAGGCATCTGACGGACATTCGTTTCCCACAACATTGAACTTAGTGAATGAGGTGAGGCGCTTCATAATCACCTCCATCCTGAACCTTAAACGAAGTATCGAGGGGCTGCTGGCAAAAAGTAATAAACTAAAAAAGATATCAAAGCGCCTGACCAGCGCGGGTGGTAACTCTATCCTGCATAACGCACTACGTGAGCAGAGAAAGAACTGCCTACGCACAGTTAAGCATGTGCGAGAAGACCGCAAGCACCTAGTTATGATGGCTAGTCTGGTGGATGAATACAGCTACTCAACGGATATCCAAGTGCCTAGGGTAGTCAAAGAAATGGAATGGGTTACCACAGCATGAGACAACTGCACGGGTACCAGGCGCTGAAGTCAAAGGTACACTTACACCTTGATGAGGAGGGAAAGTGGGTACGCTGCTACCATAGCACCAGGTCTGCACTAACATCATGGGGATTCTGGGTAGGTATAACCTTCAGCTTCCCTCTAGAGCACATGCTGTGGGAAAAGGTATGGCCTTTCAATGCAGTTGCTAGATGGATGGGCTTGTAAGTGCGTAGTACACAGTCCCTGTCATTAAACATAGGAGATAAAGATGAGATTATGGGTAGTTGAACGTAACTGCAAAGGCAGTCGGGTATGGCTTCCAGTCTACCAATCAATCAGGCTATCAATAGCAGAAGACGAAATGATGAGGCTTCGTAACCGTGACCTCCTCACCAACCCAAACCGCTACCGGGTTATTGAGTATGTGGATGTGCGCTCTGCCATGCAATCATACGAGCCTCCAATGATCACTTACCTATCCCTGGTATCGATCTACCTGCTAGCAGGTATGTGCTTTGGTATGGGCTTGCAGTATGCCTACCAGGTATTCTAAAAATGGAACATCCTTAGAACATCCAAGGATCATGTGGATCATCCAGGATCATCCAAGGATCATGTGGATCATCCAGGAACTTCCAAGGATCATCCAAGGATCATCCAAAGAACATATGGAACATCCAGGAACTTCCAAAGAACTTCCATAGAACAAGAGGAACAAGAGGAACATAAGGAACATGAAGAACAAATGCCTAGAGAAAAAGCCAGTATACCCAATGAGAGCAGCAATCCTTGTATACAAACACAAACTCCCAACCAAGCTATTAGATAAAGCCCATAGCTATGGCTTAGCAGCGGGCATATCCCCTGAGATCGTTACCCTAGTAGCCAAGACAGAGTCTGTAGAGGAACTGCTGGCATTGCTAATGAAAGCAGGGGCGCTGTATAAACGCAGGCCTGCACTAGGATAATGCTTTTAATAGAAGTCCTAAGTGAGCTCAACAGGGAGCTATGCAAAGGGTACCTGATGCTGCACCCAACCAGAAGGTACTGCTTGATAGTGGCTGCCACCCGCCCCAGCCTGAATACCACTAGAAACATAATAGAGAAGCATAGGCCTATAGGCATTGAAGTCGTGTATAGGCGTATAGGCGTATATGAGAGCATATTAACCACACGCTTTGTCTTTATCCCCAACAGGGCTAAGTAATGTAGGCAGGTTCTGCGGTAGTGCCTAAGAAAAGGCACACACAAGTAGTAGTTGGCATCTAGATAGATTATTGAATATTAAAAGGTTAGGTGATAAACAGGGGTGTTACCCTTGTACCGACAGCATCCCCGGCCCTAGGATACGTTCCCAATAGCTAGGCTGAAGTAGTAACGGATCCTAGCTAGGCGAGACATAGTAGGGCAGTCTCCTCCAGATGGGCCATAACCAATAGGCCTATCCTTAAAGCCACCTCTTGCAGCAATGCACTTGGTGGCTTTCTTTTTGTCTAGGAGTTAGCACAGTGAAGCAGATAAAACCGACTGAGTCTGAGTCGGATCCAAAACCTAACCTCCCACGCAGGGAAAGCAAAGTTAATCGCCTTGCTATAGAAGCGGCCCATCGCACAGGCCTACTACCACATGAGTTCTTATTGAAGATAAGCCGGGGTGGTAGGATAGATGGAGTAAAACCGGACCTAGCCATGCGTATAGGCTGTGCTAAAGCAGCAGCACCCTACTACGCACCTAAGCTGTCAGCGGTAGAGTTGATCAAAGATCTATCGGATGATGAGTTGGCCTCAATTATTGAAGGTACCGCAAATGAAGCGGGTTTTGTTATTAAGCCCAAATGAGCTTAGTACAATCCTTTAGAGCCCTCCCAGCTAAGCAGGTGCTGGCGATAGCCCTAGCAGAGAAAGCGCGTAGGGATAAGTTCAGGGGACTCAGTCACGAAGAGCTAGTAGTAAGGCCTGAGTTTGCAGCGATTAACAGCCTGGTACTTGATAGTAGGCACCCGCTTAGCGATTTGATGCGGCCTTCCCGGTACAAGGTATTCTATGGGGGTCGGGGTAGTGGCAAGTCGTGGGGGTTTGGCGAGGCGCTCATAAGGCGTGCCTCGGTTGAGCCCATCCGCATCCTATGCACCCGGGAATACCAGAACAGCATTGCTGACTCAGTGCACCGCCTGCTGACGGATACCATTGACCGCCTGGGTATGAATAGCTGGTTCAAGACTACCAAGAACAGCGTGGTATCAAGGTCTGGCGCCGAGTTCATATTTAAAGGCTTGCATAACAACATCCAGGAGATTAAGTCTACTGAGGGTGTTGACATATGCTGGGTAGAAGAAGCACAGGATGTAACGCATGAGAGTTGGGAAGTACTAGGGCCTACTATCCGAGGCGCTGACTCGGAGATCTGGGTTAGCTTCAATACCACGGATGAGCAAGCTGCGACCTATCAAAGGTTCGTCAAGCACAAGCCTAGGAATGCAGTAGTGCACAAGCTTAACTTTGACCAGAACCCACACTTCACAGCAGTGCTTGAGGGGGAGCGTCAGTACTACCTAGGCTTGATTGAGGATGCAACCAGCACCAGTGAGAGGGCAGATGCACAGGCAGCCTATGACCATATATGGCTTGGCTCCCCACGCAAGTATAATCAAGCAGTCATCTTTGCAGGCAAGTTCGTCATTGAATCCTTCCCTGACGACTTGTATAAGATGGCAGATCGTCTGCACTTTGGCGCTGACTTTGGATTCTCCCAAGACCCGAGCACCTTGCTTCGTATGTTCATATTGGAGAATACCCTCTATGTCGAATATGAGGCCTATGGGGTAGGAGTAGAGTTGGATGAGATGGAAGAGTTCTACGACGCTATTCCAGGCAGCAGGGAATGGCCAATTAAGGGTGATGGAAGTCGCCCTGAGACCATCAGCTACATCAAGCGCAAGGCCTTCAGCATTAGTGCAGCAGAGAAGTGGCCAGGCAGCGTAGAGGATGGCATCACCCACCTCAAAGGCTTTAAGAAGATTGTCATCCACACGCGCTGCAAGCATACAGCCAATGAGGCAAGGTTATATAGTTATAAAACTGATAGGGTCACCCGTGAGGTGTTGCCGATCGTTGTAGACGCGCACAACCATTGTTTTGATGCAATCCGCTACGGTCTTGATGGCTACATCCAGAGAAGGGGTAACCTCAATATGTGGGAGCGCCTGGGGAAATCAGAGTAACATCCAAGGATCATATGGAACATCCTTAGAACATCCAGGAACATATGGAACATCCAAGGATCATGGGGATCATCCAGGAACACGGGGAAACATGACAAGCGATTATCAACCTAGTTTCTTCTTCGGGGTACTGGGCAGCTCACCAACAGATTGCGATGTAACGCTGCACCAGTTCTTCGAGTCGAGTGCGGAGTGCACTCACGCGGCGGAAATGACCAAACGCGACTACCCCACCTATAGCTTCAGGATGTGGCAGCGGAACCAGCACGGTCAGTGGTATTCTTTTAACCAGTGGATAGTATGAGAGGAAATGATTATGTCTTTTAAGATCGGCGATGAAGTGAAGCCCAAAGTAACAGCCCCTGTAGGCGAAGTGCAGGATGCCCGCATGAATACAAGTGGTGGGGAACTGGAATACCTGGTTACCTACGCAGATGCAGACGGGGAAGCCCAAGAGCGGTGGTTCCTTGAATCACAAATCGAAGCAGTCTAAGGAAACGATATGAAAGAACTATTCAAAATGAATGCAGCAGCAGTGGCAGTGGTTGCACAGGCAGGCGGCATTGGCGAGGCCCTAGCAATGGAGGGCTACTACGAGGTTGAGTGCTTCAACCCTGATGGTACCTTAGCTTGGCGGGACCAGATTCATAACCTGATCCCCACGGCAGGCAAGAACCTTGCGTTGGATACCCTGCTGTCAGGCAGTGCCTATACCGCTGCGTTCTATATGGGCTTGGTGGATGGCGCATCAGCACCCACCTTCAACACAGCTGATACCGCTGCTTCTCATGCAGGCTGGACTGAGAACCAAGGCTACTCCGCAGGCACAAGACCCGCGCCAAGCTTCTCGGCCGCATCAGCAGGGGTCAAGGCTACCAGTGCCGCCTTGAGCTTCACTGCGAACGCGACGGGCACTATTGCAGGCTGCTTCATTGCAACCAGCAACGTGAAGGGCGGTGCCGCTGGTACGGTGCTTTCGGAAGGTGCATTCGCAGGCGGTAGCCAAGCAGTAACCAGCGGCAGCATCATCAACGTTTCTTACAGTCTGAGCGTGTAAGAACCCGGGGCTCTTGACTGAGCCCCGACCCCTGCACTAGAAAGGTAATTATGACAGCTGTTAGCACCCAGTTAGCCCATGGCATTAAGGCTACCACCACTACGGTAGGCACAGGAGCTTTAACCCTCGTCTCCCTAGCAGGTTTCATGCTACCCCTTGCCCGGTTCTCTGTGGGCAGTCTAATGAGCTACTCCCTGCAAGATGGCAACAACCGGGAATGGGGGATTGGTACCGTTGCAGCAGGTAACGTACTAAACCGGACTACCATCACAGGCACCCTGGTAGCCGGCACTTACACTACGGGTGGTGCAGCTCTTACCCTATCAGGAGGCACTTCTCTGTTAGAGTGCGTAGAGCATGAAGGATCTGCCCTAGATACTATTGACAATGCCAACGCGTTGAGACTTAAAGTTTCCGACGTATACTCAGACTTCGTCGCATTCGGACTTGTCACTGGCACCAGCGCGTCCTTATCGGGCGTTATGACTCCTGGCGCTGCTTATGTGCTTGGCACGCGCGTCGAGAAGCTGATTGCAGACGCCACGCTGACCTTCACCTATGCAGTATCAAGTGATACCTACAACGACATAAGCAATGCAGGCGTTATTACCCACGTTGCGGTTGCAAATGGTGCAGCAGCGCCAGCGGTAACGGCCAACTCAATGCGTCTTGAGAAGGTGGTGACCAGCGGCACTGCAATTACTTCCGTGGTGAGGTTGGTAGGTAGAAGTTTGCCAGTGGCGGTGAAAGATCCGGTTACCGGCACTACTGTATTGGAGGCGGGTGGCGTTGCTATCCCAACCCCAGGCAACTTGGCTACCAACGGATTCGCGGCACTCGGGGTTATCGTAGCGGGTGGCGTTCCGGGTACAGCTTTGGTGGACTCTACTGGTGCAACGCCACCCGCGATTCAAGCGCAATGGGTGCCGCGTACCGGTACCTTTTTGACCCTATCGACAACCACACTGAATCCCGGCGAGATTGCCACGGCTACTGACCAGAAAGCCCTTTACGTTAACAACTCCACAGTTTCAGCCGTCGGCAGCGTATATCGCCAGAACTTGGGCTTGTGGACTGCTGGAGCCAGCCCACAGTCATCAGTAACCCTGACTGCCGCAAATACGAACTACGAGGTACCGCTGAAGACTGTTATATCAGACACGTCCTCAATGATGCAGGCAAGCACTGGCTACATTTTCCCTGTGAATGGGGCAAATGTTATCCAAGTTACGGGCGTATTTAACTTTACTTACGACTCTGGTGCAACTCGAACGAAATGCAAGGTCAGCTTGCAACAAGAGAGCCCGCTAAATTCCAGTACTTGGATAACCATAGATTCCATCACGTTTCCGGCTAATCAGTTAGGTGCGACCGGACCAGCGTTTTATATCGCGCTATCGATATATACGCCAGATACAGGGCGTATTCGCATAGTGGCGCAGCATGACATTGCTGGGGGCACAGTAAATACATCATTGTCCGGGCTCGTAATCAAACAAAGCGTAATTTGATGAAACTGCAATTTGACCTTGCCGGGCAGCAAATTCGAGGTCCGAATTCCGCTGACGACTTCATATATACGATAACGCCCTTTAGTGTGGGCGCTACTGTCGGTACGCCTACTGTATCCAACAACTACGATGCTGTGGTGTATAACATCGTCAACACCGGAGCGCGGGTAGATTTGAAAATCGACGTTTCTCAGTCGTTTGCTAATTCAAATAAGAGTTTGTCGTTTGCAAGTCTCACGCCTTCGATTGCTACTGTAGATGGCACTGGCTATGTCACTGCCCTTACAGATGGGACTGCGACCATTTTGGCAAAGTCGGGCGGAATAGAGCGCCGTATTTCGCTAGATATGCAAATCGTGGCCACGCTTAACACGCACACTCTTATTTCCTACCGAACCGATGCTGGCACGTCTCTAGGGGCACATGCGTCCGCGCAAATAAACGCACTCATCGCGGGGAAGGATGCCCAAGGCAATGTTAACAGTACGAGCGGTACTCAAACCATGTGGGCTTCTAATAACCACGACGCCGCTGCTCCGGTTGTTACGCGCAACAGCGGATTTTTTGGCGCTGGGCTTAATAACATCACAGCCATCGGTGCAATGAACGCATCGAACGCATTGAACGAAGACGCAAGGGTTCACCCCCCTTTGCTGGTGACTGCACGGCACATATTCGGCGCAAATCATTACCAAACAAACAACGGGATTATTGGAGATAAGGTTGTTTTTGTTCGTACCGATGGCAGCCTGCAAACCGAAACACTCATTGATAAGTGGTCAGACCCCGACAGCGACGACCATTGGATTGGCTTATTGAGCAACCCAATTACCGGATGCACTCCGTTTCAGATCATGCCGACAGGTTGGCAAAATTACATTAAGAGCTTGGATACAAACTATGGCAACGCGGACGGTACCTGGGTGGGTAACATACCAGTGCTTGCTCGCGTTTTTCATCGACCAGATGGAGTGGAAGATGAACGCGTCAATATATTATCGCTCGTTGGTCTGAGTTCGCTGGCCAATGTGCAGCCGTACGATAGGCCGTTTGTCGGCGTAGGTAGACAGCCGGACTACTTAACCTCTCCGCTTTATGGGTGGTTTGCGCCAATCATCGGTGGTGATTCAGGCGGTCCTGTGGCAATGGTTGTAAATAACAATCTTGTGTTGCTCACGACATTTCACTACACAGGGGGAGGAGTATCGATTGAGCGTGACGCAGCTGAATATGAAACTCAAATGAGGCGCATGGCGGCCTTGGTTGGTGACAACACAGCGTATGCGTTTACCCGCGCTGATTTGTCTTCCTTCGCAACATATTGACCTAGAGCACCACGACAGGCCCGCAGCACCTTGCTGGAAGCTTAAGAGGGTGACCTAGATCGAAGTTCATAGGCCTAGATGTCTGGGCCCGCGATAACCCCGGGTACCCGGGTATTCTAACCAAGTAAAGGAGTATTACAATGAGCAAAGCAGTTCTAGCATCAATCATCCTGGGCACATTCATAGCAGCAGAACCGGTCACCGGCATTCGCGTCACCTTGAAAGACTCTACTGGAGGCAACCCTGACTTGGTCGCTACAGAGTCACCGGGATCAGCCAATGCCCTTTTCACAGTCGAGCCTGGTACCTGGTCTGCCACCTACCAAGCCTTTGGCACAGTAGCTGACATCGGCCCCGCATTCACCACCGACCCCTTGGTGGTAGAAGCCATCGCAACAGTGGTCGTGCAGATCCCTGTAGGTGGGGCACTAGCAGCAGCATGAAGTACCGGCGAGCCCACCATCACCATCGCCATCATGGCGGGGCTGTGGATAACCCGGGATGCCTGTCTTTGTTTCTTCGCAAGATGCTCCGCTTGGATAGGGGCTTCTATGTACTGCTCCCGGTAGGTGGTTCTCTGAGGTTACTGCCTCAGCTAACCCACCGATGCCGTAGTAATGGTTGAAATTGATTCTCCGGGGAAACCCGGAGTCTCTAACTAAGGAATTCAATATGGCTTTCGGAACTAGTAGCTTTGGTACCGCTGGGTTCGGCTCGCTCACCTCCGGGGGCATGGTAGTAGTCAGTACTGCTGAGGTAGGTGCACTGGCAGATGCCTCAAGCCAGGCCGCCTCGTTTAGTGGTTCGGTAGCAGAAGCAGGTACACTGGCAGATAGCTTCAGCAACTCCCTTATATTTCCCCTCAGTGTTGTTGAGTCGGCAGCCCTGTTAGATTCGGTCACTGGGGTAACCACCTACTTCTTGCAGGTGTCAGAGGCAGGCGCCTTGGTGGAGCTTATAGGGGCGGGTGCGGTGTTGTCAGCAACCCAAGCTGATTCAGCTGCCCTTTCTGATTGGTTAGCAGCAGGTCAGATTTACGAAGTAGTTCAAAACGAGGTAGCTGCCCTTAGCGATGCCTCAGATGGGGTATTAGTAGTTTCGGTGGTACTGGTGCTGGGTACAGCACAGCTGTCGGATGGTCCTTCTGTAGCTAGTGGTCGCCGCAAGCTGATGAACTACTACGTGCTGGGTGGGGAGGTTACTATGATCTCCTCCTTTGCAGATGTTAATGGGCTCCCAGTTAATCCCATCTCGGTATCAGCTGAGGTACTCAAACCTGACAACACGAAGGTGCAGTTCTCAGGGAGTCAGATAACAAGCTTGGGTGGTGGTTCATACCAAGTCAACTACACGCCCGACCAAACGGGCATCTACTTCTATCGCTTCACCGGCGTTGGATCAAACCAAGTAGTGGCAGAAGCTTACTTCCTGGTACAGAGGGCTTACAACTAAATGGCAAAGCAGCGTAAGGTAAGCATTGTAGCCGCAGCTAACAAAGAAGCAGTAGCACAGGCAGAGGTGCTCAGGCAGGCTACCCAAGACAGCAAGGTAAGGCAGTCAACGACGGACTCCTTCATAAACCTAGCACAGCGGATGGGCATTGGGGCGGATAATGCACTGACCTCATCCTCGTATGGTTACAACCCCATCACCCGCAACCGGGTCATGCTGGAATGGATTCACCGGGGAAGTTGGATCGGTGGGGTTGCAGTTGATGTGGTCGCTGACGACATGACCCGCGCAGGTGTGGACTTCGAAGGTGAGATTGATGCTGGGGATATGCAGTCCATGCGGGAGTCTGAAGTCAGTCTAGGTTTGTGGAACGCAATCAATGACGGTATCAAATGGTCTCGCTTATATGGTGGGGCCATCGTGGTCATGATGATTGACGGGCAGGATATGAAAACCCCGCTTCGTCTGGATACCGTAGCGAAGGGTCAGTTCAAAGGGTTGATTACTCTTGATCGCTGGATGGTAGAGCCGTCGCTTAACGACCTAGTCACTGACATGGGCCCAAACATTGGGATGCCAAAGTTCTACCGCTGCAATAGTGGAGCGCCTGCATTCCAAGGGAAGCTGATTCACTTCTCCCGCGTCATCCGACTGGAGGGCTTAAAGCTGCCCTACTGGCAACGGGTGACGGAGCAGCTGTGGGGCCTATCGGTGCTGGAAAGGATCTATGATCGCATGGTAGCCTTCGACTCGGCAACTACTGGTGCAGCTCAGCTTGTATACAAAAGCTACCTCCGCACTTTGAAGGTTAAGGATATGCGTGAGATCGTATCAAGCTCTGGAGCAGCGGTGGATGGTTTGGTCAAGTATGTGGAGATGATGAGGCGCTTCCAGGGTATTGAAGGCATCAGCCTTATCGACGCTGAGGATGATATCAGCTCGGAGCAGCACGGCGCCTTCAGTGGGCTGTCGGATGCACTTACCCAGTTCGGGCAGCAGCTTGCCGGTGCACTGCAGATTCCACTGGTAAGATTGTTTGGCCAGTCGCCCTCAGGCTTCAGCACTGGGGATGCCGATATGCAGAACTACTACGACGGCATCTACCAAAAGCAGGAAAAGGAATTGCGGGTAGGCGTGACGAACATCTACCGATGCCTAGCTGCCTCAGAAGAGGTGGAGCTGCCAGAAGGCTTCCGCGTTAAGTTCAACTCGCTGTGGGAAATAGACTCCGAGAAGAAAGCTAACATCGCCACAAGCCTTACCAACGCGGTTATTGCAGTCCATACCGCTGGGCTTATCAGTGACCAGGTTGCTCTACAGGAGCTGCGGCAGTCATCGCATGAGACGGGCATCTTCACTAACATCACTGAAGAGCTTATTGAGCAGGCCAGTGAAGACCCAGTACCGCCAGCAGATCTTGCAATGGCAGAGGAAGGTGCAGACGATGGGAATGATGGTGCAGACAGTCAACCGTAAGACGATTGATGCTTATCGCACCAGAGCCAAAATTGCCCGGGAGCGTTTCAACAACTCCCGCAAGGCGGAGAAGTCTTACGCAAGACAGTTAAGGCAGGTGGCTAAGCAGATCGGGAGCATCATCAATGGCATGACTGACCCCAACTTCTTGCCTAATGAATCCAAGATGCGGGCTGCCCTGCAAAAGTACAGCGAGCTGCTTAATCCATGGGCAAGGTCGGTGGCTAAGAAGATGCTAGATGAGGTAGGCCTGCGAGATGCTAAGGCCTGGGCTGAATACGGGGATGACCTAGGTAAGGCCCTACGGCAGGAGGTTTTAACAGCGCCTACTGGGGCCTGGTTGGTCTCAATGCTGGAAGAGCAGGTCACTTTAATCACAAGCCTGCCCCTCAAAGCTGCAAAGCGTGTGCATGACCTGACTTTGAATGGTTTGGCTGAAGGCACCCGCGCTGCGGATATTGCCAAAGAGATTATGAGGACAGGCAAGGTAACCGAAGGCAGAGCAAAGCTGATCGCACGAACTGAGGTAGCTCGCACCGCTGCTGGCCTGACAATGGCACGCGCCACTCATGTTGGAAGCCCGGGTTACTTCTGGCGCACTGCAAAGGATGCAGACGTCAGGCACAGTCACAAGCTTATGGAAGGGAAGTATGTGGAATGGGATAAGCCTCCCACCCTTGAAGATGGTACCGTTACCCATGCTGGTATGATTTACAACTGTAGGTGTTATGCCGAGCCCTACTTACCGGAGTTGGATTGATGAAACTACTAAAATTTATATTTTGCTCAGCGATTTGGCTCCTAGCATTTTTACCGATGGTACTCCTGAGCTTTGCGGTAGTGCCTATTATGTGCCTGACTAACTGGGATGGTAAGACTACCTGGTTCGGTAACTTTAAATATGGTAGAGGGGATACCCACTACAAGGCGCCCTCGAATGGCAAGTACTGGTTACAGCTGCGGTTCCTGTGCATTCGGAACCCAGTCAGCAACTTCGGGAAATGGGTGCTATCGGTAGTCGATGCCCCTTGGGTATGGTTGATCGATGCCAAGGTGTACAAGAACTTCTACTGGAAGTTCGGCTGGAAGGGTCCAGACCCCAACGCAGCTATTAAGTTACGCACCTTCGTCTACCGCCCTTGGCTTCACAGGAACTAAATCATGGCAAAACATATTCACATCCACCTCCCCAAGAATGCCATCCCGGCTCTGCTGCTCCCTAAGAAGACGCAGGACGCGGAAGCATACAAGGCAACCTACGAGCAGTCGAAGTTCGGTAAGAAAGGGTACCGGCCGAAGGTTCTGGGCAGCGACGGCAGAACGGTGTTCCTGAGCCAGGCTTCCTTCCTCACCGAGATGGAGGCTATTCGGGTAGCCCAGAGCTACGCCGACCAGCTGAAGCGCGGGGTAGGCGAACCAAGAACCCCGTTCCAGGGCACCGCCGATTCCGACAAGACCGGAAACGATGCCTTGGGCGAGTTGCGTCGGAAGCGCCAGCGCCTTGAAGAGGAGCTGGACAAGTCTGACGACTCAGGGGACAACCGGCAGATGGACCGCATCAAGAAGGAGCTTGCCCAGGTCAACAAGTCCATCAAGGAGGTGGAGAAGAAGGATACCAAGGATGCCGACCACAAGTCATTCACTTCGATCTACTCTACCGCACGCGATAAGGCTGCCGGGAAGGTGTATAAGGTGGTGGCGCAGGATGCCAAGAGTAAGGACCAGGTTAGATACCTGCTCCTGAAAATGCCCCATGCAAACGTTTGGTGGTCTATCGATAAACTGGAGCCCGTGATATGAAATACAGATTCCATTCAGTGGAGCAGCTAGGCAAGAAGCGCAGTCTGACGCCGGAAGGCTTCTTGGTCTGCGAGGACGTGCCCATCTCTCGCACTGGCACGATGATGTATGGGCCTGACGAACTGCCTATTGATGGCAGTAAACAAGGCTACGTGAAGATCAAGCGGGATGCAGCCGACCTGTTCAATGAAACCACTATTGCCAGCTTCATGGGCAAGGCAGTTACGATCAACCATCCAGAGGAGGATGTAAACCCTAACAACTGGCATGACTTATCAGTGGGCGTAGTCCATAACGTGCGGCGAGGAGTAGGTATTGAGGACGACCTACTACTGGCTGATTTATTCATCACCAACAAGGATGTCATCGCCCAGCTATCAAACGACCTGATAGAAGTATCGGCTGGGTACGATGCAGACTATGAGGAGACTGGACCAGGAGAAGGAGCCCAAACAAACATTGTAGGGAATCACGTAGCGTTGGTTGAATCGGGTCGTTGTGGACCACGCTGTTCTGTAAGAGATAGCGACGACCCATCACTTGTAGTTGTTAAAAAGGAGCTTCACATGAAGTTAAAGAAAAAGGGTTTCACCCTTGACGCTTTGCTAAGGCGAATCCGTAAGGCCACAAAGGATGAGGATCCTGAGGCACTGGAAGCAGCACTAGCAGAAGCTGAAGAGGGTGGCGTAACTGAAGACGACGCCTTGCCGGAAGCAGCCGATCCCGGTGACATCCATGTTCACATTCACAATGGTGCTGCCGAGACTCTGGGCACGACTACGGTGGAGGATGAGGTACCGCCTGCGGATGAAAAGAAAGGCACCTATGATGATGAACTCGGTGGTCGTATTGATGCACTAGAAGCTGGGCATACAGAAATCCTTGCCCAGCTGGCAGCCATCAGCGAGAAGCTTGGCGGCGGTGGGGGCAGCACTGACGATGCAGAGAACGAAGAGCTGAAGGAAGAGATGAAGAAGGAAGATGAATCTGGGGCTACGAATGATGCAGCCTTTAAATTCACGGACTCCGCATTCCTATCCAAGTCCTTCCGTGATACGATGTCGAAGGCTGAAATCCTGGTACCGGGCATTCGTGTTCCGACCTACGATGCCAAAGCACCGGCCCACATCACCTTCCGCAAGATCTGTGGCACCCGCCGCACTGCTCTTGACTTAGCCTACGCTCAGCCTGCTACGCGCAGTGTCATTGATGATGTGTTGGATGGAAAGCATCTCGACACTCACAAGATGACCTGTGATGCAGTTCGCCAAGCTTTTGATGCCTCGGTACTGGTGCAGAAACGTTCCAACAACCACCAGTCTCAGCACTCAGGCTCTCAACCAGCCAAACAAGCCGGGGCTACTATCACAAGTATCTCTGACCTCAACAAGGCCAATTCTCAGTTTTGGGCCGACAAATAAAGGATGAACATGAAAACTCGATTCAAGACTCGTGACGTAGCTTTCCAGTTCCGTATGGGCGCTGGAAATCCCGGTGACGTCAACCGCACCCACCCCGCTGGCATTGAAGCGGCCCTCCAAAACGCTACCAACCCCAACCTGATCTTCGGCGGTGCGGCGGTAGTTGATACCACAACGCAGACGGTGCGTCGGACTATTGCAGGTGATTCTGCAATTACCAACGTGTACGGTTTCACAGTGCGTTCCTACCCGACTCAGTCGCCTGCTGGCGGCCAGTTCGGCTCGGAAACGCTGGGTTCAGCCGTGCCCCCTGCTACGGGCGTCATTGACATCCTTCGCAGTGGTTACATCATGGCGAAGCTGCCCTCCGATGCTGCCGCTGCCAAAAAAGGCGGTCAGGTATTCATCTGGGTAGCTGCAAGTAGCGGCACCCACACTCAGGGTGGAGTAGAAATGGTTGCCTCTTCTGGCAATACCGCGGCTCTTGCCAACACGACTTTCAACGGCACCCAAGATGCAAACGGTGTGGTTGAAGTCGCTCACAACATTTAATAGAGGGTAATACTATGAGCAAGATTTTTGTTCCTAAACGCCGAGTCCGCACGCTGGATATCCTGACTTACGATGCAGTAAATACAATTGACTCTAGCGGTAATGCCCTGGGTCGTCGGCTGCAAAACGCAGTTACTACTCACGATGGTCGCACTGTTGACTCCACCGGCTCCTTTATGGTCGGCGAGTTAGAGCGCCTCGATCTGACCCTGCATCAACCGCTGGCTGCTGTAACCTGGTCGCGTGACATCGACTTACGTGAAGATGTGACCATTGCTGATGAGATCTCAGCTTTCACACAATCCAGCTTCGCTTCTGCTGGCGGCCTGGGTACCGGTAACGCTATTGGTAACGGCAAGGCTTGGATCGGCAAGAGCACCGACCAGGTCACCGGCATCTCGGTTGATATCGCCAAGACCCCGCAACCCCTGCGTCCTTGGGGCATGGAGTTGAAGTACACGGTACTGGAGCTTGAGTCCAGCGCCCGCCTTGGTCGTCCGATTGATGACCAGAAGTTCCAGGCACTGCAACTGAAGTACCAGATGGACATCGATGAGCAGGTTTATATCGGTGACTCCACCACGGGCGATAAGGGCCTGCTGAATGCCTCGGTCGTGACTGCCCAGAACTTGCCCAACGGTGCTTCCGCAAGCCCGAGATGGTCCACGAAGACCCCGGATGAAATCCTGGCTGACGTCAACAACGCTCTGACGACCACCTGGGCAAACTCCGGCTGGGCTCAAATGCCTTCGCGCTTGCTGCTACCGCCTGCACAGTTCGGCTATATCAGCACCGCGAAAGTAAGCTCCGCTGGTAACGTGTCCATCCTCAAGTACATCCTTGAGAACAACATCCTGAGTACTTCGGGTATGGGCAAGCTGGAAATCTTCCCAGTCAAGTGGTTGCTGGGTTCTGGTGCTGGTGGTACCGTAGGCACTTCTGGTACGGTTGACCGCATGGTCGTGTACATGAAAGCAAAAGATCGCGTTCGCTACCCGCTGACTATGCTTCAGCGCACCCCGCTCCAGTTTGACAGCATCTACCAGAAGACCACGTACTTCTGTCGCTTGGGAGTGGTCGAGTGGGTGTACCCGGAAACGGCTGGGTTCTTTGACGGTCTGTAATTAGAAAGGATGGTGATTTAAGATGGCACAACCACGCGTACGTTTAGAAGGTCAGTCTGATGCAGAAGCCGAAGCCGCCGAGGCAGCAGATGGGGCCGAGTTGCAAGCTGCTGAAGATGCATCTGCAGAAGTGAGGGTGGCTGAGGAGGTAGCGGCAGCAGTAGCGGCTGCACCCGCCGAAGTTGCCGTGGGTAAGTTTGGGGATCTGACGGGGGTTGACGAGGTCACCTGCCTAGTTCCCAAGAACCTCCGGCTGCACCTTGATGGTAACAGTGCCCACATTGAGATCGCGGCGGGGATGCAATCCTTGCCCCGAGCAGTTGCGGAGCATTGGTACGCTAAAGCTAATGGCGTTCAAATAGCCGTTAGTTGAAGTCTGTAGTTGTACTGCTTAGGTCCCCTTCGGGGGACCTATTTTATTTAAGGAGCCCAAGATGACGGCAGTAGACTTTAGAAGGGACTTTCCAGCCTTCATTGATAGTAATGCGTATCCCGGGCCCGTTATTGATATGTACCTTGGAGTTGCACTAACGCTACTCCGCCCAGAAAGATGGACTACGGCACTAGATTATGGTACCGGATTATTTGTAGCACATAATTTGATGCTAGAGGCCAAGGAAATGGCATCAGCTGCCAATGGCAAGACCTCTAGCAGCACAGCAGGACCAATCTCCAGCAAGTCAGTAGGCGGCATTAGCGTCAGCTACGACAGCTCCTCAGGGGTAGAGGTTGGTGCAGGTCATTGGAATGACACGACGTATGGCAGGCGCTTCATTCGACTTGCTAAGATGATGGGCGCCGGCCCAATCACAATCATGCCTAGTGGGATGCCCCAAGGATTTGACGGTGCGTGGCCCGGGGTGACTACCTTCGGGAGCATGTAGCAATGACCCTCCACATCCATATTCATAAAAGCAGGGATTCGTATACCGGACCAAAGTACGCCGTGATTAAGGCCGGGGATCATCCCACCTTAGGTTATCCAATCTGGGATATCTACGATAATTTCGGCAAGAAGATTTGTCGAGTGGATAGTATCCAGAGGCTTCACCGGGTAGTAGAAGAATCAGAGAGGGACTGGCTCAAAGAGCATCTCGAAGAGATTAAGAAGGCGGAGAAGGCTAAAAAATGACAGACATCCTTGGGGACATGCTGAAGCAATCTAAGGTGGCACTATCTAAGGTGGAAATGAAGCTGCACGCGCTAGCCCTGAAGTCGGTTCTAGTAGGCATTCCCGCTGCCGCTAATAACCGGAAAGCGGATGAGTCGATAACAAACTCACAGATTGCCTACATCCAAAACTTTGGTGCTCCCGAGATAAACATACCAGCCCGCGAGTTTATGTATTCTGGCATCCGTAATGCACAGACCAGGATAGTGAAGGCCCTTAAATTGGCGGGTATGGCGTCGTTTAATGGGGGTAACCCTGATACCTACCTAGCTCAAGCCGGTTTAGTCGCGCAGGCCTCGATTAAAGCTAAGATAACAGACGGCCCATTCATACCCCTTGCTGCTGGTACGGTGGCTGCTAGGCAGAGCAGGGGTAAGAAGAGTGATAAGCCCCTTATTGATACTGGCCAACTGCGGAATGCCATTACCTACGTGATAAAGGATAACTGATGGCTGATTTAGATATCTCGGAGTTGCTGGAAGATCCAGACTTTGCTGATGAGTGCACTGTTATCCGCAGGCGTCAGGTAGTGGATGATAATGGCAGGTCGTCGGATGTCAACACTACCTTCGATTCAATCGTTATGAATATAACGCCTGCCGGAAGGAATGACGTAGAGCGGTTAGATGATAGCCAGAGGCAGCTAAGAGCCATCAAAGCCATTACCCGCTTTCGGTTGCAGGGTCCGACTATTGGGATGAATGCAGACCTGGTGAATTGGCAAGGCAGTATGTACCTAGTGGCAGTAGTTGATCCCTACACCCAGTTCGGGGGTGGGTTCGTCGAAGCCGTTTTAGTTTCCACCAACATGCAAGAGAGTAAATTCAAATGAGCAAACATATCCACGTACACCTTGGCGCCAAAACAAAAGATGCCGATAATTTAACCTCTCTTATTTCCAAGATTTCAGCTCTGCAGAAAGACATTGATGATGCCCAACGTCCGGAAAACCCAACTTCAAAAAACAAAGCGTTAGAACGGGCCGGTGACTATCTACGCCAAGCTAAACGCGTATTGATGTTCACCTAATCATGGCAATCGTTGATTCAAGTGATGGTCTTCCGCTGCTTCCAGACCCACTAACCGATCCCCAGTTTGGGCAATCCTTCGATGACTTCCTACAGCAGGTAATGGTAGGCGTCACCGGACTGCCCGGGGATATGGTGAGACCTCGCTGGCAACCTGAGATGCCTAACATGCCTGACGCTGGGGCGGACTGGGTAGCATACGGGGTAACCAACTCAATGGCGGATACCTATCCTTATGTGGGCCATGTGGATGGGGTCTCAACTCTATACCAGGATGAGGAGTTCGATATTCTATGCTCTGTGTATGGGCACCGGGCAGACTACTACACCAAGACCTTACGCGACGCCTTCCAGATCCAAACGAACCTGGATGTGCTGCGTGAAGCAGGGGTAGCCTTTGTCGGGGTCAACTCCATAGTAAGAGCACCTTCCCTAGTTAAAGAAAGGTGGTTGGATAAGTTTGACATAACCATGCACTTCCGCAGGCGGTACTCTCGCAGCTACCCAATACTGAACCTCGAGTTCGGTTCAATCATCCTACTTACCGACGTAGGCATCACCTCAACCGTAGCACTTTAAGAAGGAAACATGATGGGAACTAACGCATTACCAATCTCGAGGCTCGTAAGCGTCCAGGTTAACCTGACTCCTGCCGCAGCCCAAATCCAAAATCTATCCACCATGCTTATCCTGGGCAGTTCCTCAGGAGTCATTGACACGGTAGAGCGGGCACGCTCTTATATCGGCATCGATGAGGTAGCAGCAGACTTCGGCACCACGGCAGCAGAGTACCTGGCCGCCGTGCTGTGGTTCGAACAAGCTCCTCAACCTACCAGTCTGATGATTGGCCGCTGGGCACAGGCCGCCACACACGGGAAGCTACTGGGAGCCACCCTTGCTCCGGCCAATCAGTTAATCTCGGTATGGAATGCTATTACCACAGGATCACTGAAGGTAACTGTGGATGGGGGTTCACTGCAAACGATCACCGGATTAAACTTTTCCGCCCAGACCAACCTGAATGGGGTAGCCAGCGTACTACAAGCGGGCATCACTGGGGTCACTGTGCTATGGAACTCTACCTACCAGCGTTTTGAGTTTACCAGCAACACGACCTCCACGACCTCCACGGTCTCCTTCATGACCGCTGGAACAACAGGTACGGATATCACCGGTCTGTTGGCAACCCTTGCCACCTCCTCCGGCGCTTATGTTGCTCAGGGCATTGCAGCAGAGACCGCATTGGCAGCAGTTACGATCATGGATCAGCAGTTCAGCGGCAAGTGGTATGCCCTGACCTGCCTTGGTGCAGCCGACTCAGACCACCTGGCCATTGCTCCTTACATCGAAGCAGCTAACACGAAGCATGTGTACGGGGTTACTACGCAGGAAGCAGGTGTCTTGTCAGCAGTCAGTACCACCGACATTGCCTATGTACTGTCTCTGCTGAAGTATAAGAAAACCGTGGTCCAATACAGCAGCGGCAACCCCTACGCAGTATGCAGCCTGCTCTCTCGCATCCTCACGGTTGACTATACCGGTAACAACACAGTCATCACGCTGATGTACAAGCAGGAACCGGGCATCGTAGCCGAGGATATCGGGCCTTCACAAGTAGCTGCCCTGGAAGCGAAGAACTGCAACGTGTTTGTGAACTACAACAACAACACAGCAATCATTGAAAACGGTGTGATGACCTCCGGGGACTTCATGGATATCATCACGGGCACTGATTGGCTGTCGCTTGATATTCAAACTGCTGTATACAACTTGCTGTATACCAGTACCACCAAAATACCGCAAACTGATACAGGAATGAATCTCATCCTCACTACGGTTGAGAATGAATGTTCACAAGCGGTAACCAATGGACTGCTGGCTCCCGGGGTTTGGAATAGTGGGGGCTTTGGTAGCCTGCACCAAGGAGATTTCTTATCCAAGGGTTTCTACTGCTACGCTCCGCCCATGTCAAAGCAGAACCAGTCGGACCGTGCGGCTCGAAAAGCACCCACAGTGCAGGTAGCCTGTAAGTTAGCGGGTGCAATTCACACCGCGAACGTCATCATCAACGTCAACCAATAAGGAGCCATAAATGGCTAACAGAGTTTATTCGTTCCTAGATATCCATGCCTCCCTCGTGGGGCCCGGCGTCGCTATTTCTTTAGGCTCAGGCGCAGGTACCGCCGAAGAAGGCATCTCCATTGATGCAAGTGGAGAGATTGACAGTATGATGATCGGCTCGGATGGTACCCCGATGCACAGCCTTCATGCTGACAGGTCAGGCAAGGTAACAGTACGACTGCTGAAGACTTCTCCCTCTAATGCAATCCTATCTACTGCCTACGCCTTCCAAACTGCTTCTGGTCTGACCCACGGCCAGAACACACTGACCATTTCCAACCCGGTAACTGGGGACGTAATCACTTGCCAGGCAGTTGCTTTCGCTAAAGCCCCTAGTATCAAGTACGCCAAAGAAGGCGGCGTACAAGAATGGGAATTCAACGCAGGAATTATTGATCGCACACTAGGCGCAGGTATCTAATTATGAACACGAAATATCAAGGCAAGGTACATATCCATATCCACCAGGCTACGAAGGATGGCGTTGCTGATATCGCTTCCTGTAACAGCTACATACGCAAGATTCAAGCTGCCTCTCGGGATTTAGTACTACTTAAAGAATCTGGGCTTTCGGAGTTTTCTGTCAAGGACAACCTATCCAATTGTCAGGAGCTGAAATCCCAGATCAACAAACTTGTAGCATCTTTAAATAAACTTTAAGGAGGTGGTCTGTGAGTGAAGTAACCGTAGGTGAGCATAGGTACCGCATCGACAAGCTAGATGCGATGAAACAGTTCCATGTGGCGCGTAGATTGGTGCCCGTGCTTGCAGCCTTTACCAAGATTGGCGATAACTTCCAGCAGGCTAAGGCTGGCGGCGTTCAAAACGTAGGGGTGGCAGCAATGCTACCCATCGCCGAAGCAATTTCGCACATGAGCGATGTGGATTCGGAATACATTGTGAATACCTGCATGGCGGCAGTATTTAAGTTTGACAGTGAACGCTGGCATCCCATGATGATTCAAGGTGCGTTCGTGTACCAAAATACTACCATGGCAGATCTGGTGAAGCTGACCTCGGAGGTCATCATGGACAACCTCGGGGATTTTTTCTCAGGCCTCCAAACGACTTAATACCTTCCCAGCTATCCCCGGTACCAATGCTATCCATGTCAGATGACACTGACTGGCTGCTACGTCCTGTGATGGCTGGCAAGTGTCGGTACGAGAGCCTCAAGGATGGTAGTTTGGACTTGCTAGATATTGCCATACTGAATGAAGCCCTCGACGTGGAGGCCGAAAATCAAAATAGGTTGAGAAACCATGAATGAAGATGTTCTACATGAGTTCCTAGTAAAGCTTGGTTTCAAGGTAGACAACCTGGCCCAGAGCAAGATGGAAGGTTCCATCATGATGCTAACCAAGCGGGCTGCGGGCTTGGTATCTGGACTACTTGCGGTAACCGCCGCCGCGGAAGTAATGGTCAAGAGCTTTTCCACTCAGATGGAGAAGCTGTTCTACGCGTCACAGCAGACTGGGGATTCGGCCGGTCACCTACAGGCATTCGCACGCGCAGCTAAACAGATTGGTATAGATGGGGACGAAGCTCTTGAGTTTGTCAAGAACTTTGATTTAGCTCTTAAGGCGAACCCAGGCCTCCAGCAGCTTCTATCGGGTATGGGAGTTAAAGGCGGGGATGATACTGAGAAGCTGTTCAGCTTCATTAAGAAGTTGAAGGGAATGCCCGATTCTATGGCATTCCAATTCGCTAGTCAGTTTGGCGTTAATCCAAGTAGCTATCTCAGGATGAAGAACAACCTGCCTGAGATGGAGAAGTACTATGAGCAGGAGAAGAAGCGCCAGGCAGAAAATGGAACTGACGTAGGCGAGCAGGCCCGTAAGATGCGGGAGTTCGACCAACAGCTTGCAAAGGTGTCGGATAGTTTTACTACCTTAGGCCAACAGCTTGCAGTTTTCATACTTCCAGTACTGACAAAAATAAATGAACTATTGGATAGTGCTATCAAAGCGAGTTCGAGAACACCTAAGCAGATAGCAGATAGCAGAAACCAGTTCTCCAAGGACCATCCTGTATTCGCTAAATTAGCGGAGTCGCTGTTCGGGGCACCACCGCCCGCTGGGCCAACGGCGGTGCCAAGCGTGACCTACGGAAAAACCACAGCCAAGCAGCAGTTCGAAGCCTTGCAGAAAAAGTACGGGGTGCCCGCTGAAATTTTATACAAGATGTGGGGCCAAGAATCCAATTACGGCCGTAACATGGGACCCTCAAAAGCTGGGGCATTGGGACACATGCAATTCCTACCCGGCACCGGTGCTGATTATGGTCTGAAGAACCCAGGTGACCATAAAGACTTCTACAAGTCTACTGACGCTGGTGGTAGGTACATGCGGGATCTTCTAGGAAGGCATCATGGAGACATGGCGATGGCACTTGCAGCGTACAACTGGGGAGAAGGGAATCTGCAGAAGTATGGTCTTGGTAGGGCCCCAGCAGAAACGCGCAAGTACCTGAACAACATCCTCGGTGCTGGTAACTGGGATAAGAACGGCATGGTGCAGCACAACACCACAAAGATTGACGTCCATAGCACCGCGCCAGCGAATGAGGTTGGTAGGGCGGTAGCTGATAAGCAGTCCGACGTGAATGCTCGCGCAGCGCGCAATCTGGGAGGTAGAATACAATGACCGCAACACTAGGTTTAGTAAAAGCAGCCGCCCAGCTTGGCTTTCAATCCCTCCTGGTTAAGCCCCAGCGATCGATCGGACTGTTTATACCTGCGGCGGTATTTGAAGAAAACCATATCGATGAGTTGGAAATCACAGACCATCCAATTGAATATGGTGCGACCGTAGCAGATCATGCCTACCGACGCCCAGCTGAAGTCACTATACATTGTGGTTGGTCGAACAGCCCTAACAAAACAGGCCTCCTCAGCGCATCACTAGGCTTAGCATCACTGGTCACCCCGATTGCTGGTATTGCATCGGCGGTTATTGGGGCGGTCGAGGGTTTGACTGGCAGTGACCACTTAAAAGGAATCTACACGAAGATGCTGGACCTGCAAAGGACCCGAGAACTCTTCGATGTACATACGGGCAAGCGGACTTACCAAAACATGCTGATCAAAACCTTGTCGGTTACTACTGACAAGAACTCTGAGAATACGCTGATGGTAACCGTGGTGTGCCGTGAAATAATTATTGCCCGCACCACCTCAGTGCAGATGGGGGCAGTCAATTCAGACCCAGCCAAACAAGCCGCCCCAGAGAAGACATCAGTTCCAACAAAATCAGGCACTAAAACATTAGCCCCTGCCCCCAAGTTCAACAGCAAGTCCCCGGTTCCCTTCGTGCCGGGCGGCGGGAACGTCAACCCGAATGCAGGAGCAACCGGCTCGTGGGGTAGAGGTGCTTCAGGATCATGGGGGCCTTAAAAAATGCCATACGCCTATACAATCAATGAAGTCCCGCTGTCACCCAACCCACAAAGCTTCGAGATCGCACTAGTAGGAATCAACTACCAAGTAGATCTTCGCTGGAATGCCCATTCACAGAACTGGAACATCGATATAAACGATACCTCAGGGAGCCCAATAGTACAGGGCATCCCACTAGTAGCAGGTGCAGACCTTTTACAGCAGTTTGAGTATCTAAACTTTGGGGGAGCTTTGATGGTGCAGTCGGACTCCAATCTATCTGCACCTCCTGCATTCTCCACCCTAGGCATAACAGATCACCTCTACTTCATCACCTTCTTATGAGCGATGATAAAAAGTATCTTCGGGTAGCAAGCCTGATCGTCTCTCAGGGTAACGAGGGTCTTGATTTGTCTGAGATGCGGATTAAGTTCCACATCGATGCTGCTCAGACGGAGAGCCCCAACAATGCAGAGATTCATATCTACAACCTGAGCGATGCTACCACAAAGAAAATCCGCAAGGAGTTCACAGAGGTGCGCCTTGAGGTAGGGTACTCCGGAAGCCCACTCGGGGTGATCTTCACCGGTACCATCCGCCAGATGAAAATAGGAAAGGAGAATAACAAGGATACAGTACTCATCCTGCTGGCATCAGATGGTGATTTGGTATACAACGCAGCGGTAGTGAATACCATAGTGCCTGGTGGCAGCACCGCAGATTCTGAGATCGCACAGATGAATGCTCAGCTACCTAACGCAAGCCTAGGATATGTAGTAAGCCTTGCAGGCATCAATCCGGGCTCGGCAATTATCCGGGACAAGGTAATGTTCGGCATGTACCGGCAGGTGGCCAGGCAGATTTCTAAACAGCACAACCTATCGTGGACCGTCAACAATGGAAAGGTAGTATTCATTTCCAATGACGGGTACATCCCCGGCACTGTGGTGAAGATTAACTCCCTGACCGGCATGGTTGGGATACCAGAACAGACTGACAGCGGCATCAAGGTAAGAGCTCTAATCGATCCTAATATCCAGGTAGGTGGTCTGATTGAAGTAAACGAGAGGGACATAACCGCTCTACAAATCAATGATCAAATACCTTACGGTAATGTCCCATACAACCAGGTGGCAGGCATTGTTTATGCAGCAGCTTTGAGTGGCGATGGAATCTATATGGTGCTGTCGGTCGATTACGATGGGGATACCCGGGGCAATGAATGGTACATGGATATGACCTGCCTTGCAGTTAACAGAGATACTATGAAGGTGGTGGCCAAACAATGAAAAGGGTAGAGCGCATAGGTGACTTCGAAACCACCATCCTGGACATACTAGAATCTGCTCAATCTAATACCTGGACAGCACTTCCCGGGATCATTCAAAGTTTCGACGCAGCTAAGATGATATGTTCGGTGGTCCCCGCGATCCAAGCCTTATACACGGATCTGCAGGGGAACCAGCAATGGATTACCCTTCCGGTATGCACCCAGGTACCAGTCATCTTCCCCTCCGGGGGTGGGTTCACTCTTACCTTCCCAATAGCAGCAGGCGACGAGTGCTTGATCGTATTCTCATCCCGCTGCATTGACGCATGGTGGTACCACGGGGGCATCCAGAAGCAGCAGGACCTAAGAATGCACCACCTGTCGGATGGCTTTGCCTTGGTTGGGGCTCGCTCCCAGCCTAGGGTACTGCCTAACGTCAGCACTTCAGCGGTAGAGCTTAGAAGTGATACCGGCAATACCAAGGTGTCAATAGTGGAGAATGTTATCACTATGACTTCACCCACTCAAGTGGTGCTGGAAACGCCCCTGCTTAAAGTATCCGGCGACATAATAGATAACTACCACACTAACATCCACGCCATCTCGCATTTGAGGTCAGTGTATAACAACCACTACCATACCGACCCTCAAGGTAGTGTTACTGGAGGCCCGAACGCAACGGATTGATTATGAGATACAGAAGATTAGATGAGAGTGGTGACTACGTGTTTGGGCAAGGGTCGCAGCAGTTTCTAACCAATAGCCCGCAAGCAGTAGCCCAAGCAGTAGCTACCAGATTAAAGCTGTACCAGGGCGAGTGGTTCATTGATACCTCAGACGGTATGCCTTGGATGACCGAGGTCTTCGGTGCAGGTACGGAGACCCTGTTCGATTCGGCAATTAGGAAAAGAATCCTGGGCACTCCCGGGGTTTTAGAAATAACCGAGTACCGCTCCCTTCGAGATAGTGCTAGGCGGCTTTCAGTGGCCTGCACTATTACTACCCAATATGGAACAACCCAACTACAGCAGGTGATTTGATGCCAACCTTTCCTCTTGCTACCCTGTCTGCACAAATAACTGCAACTGGTATCACTGCTCCTCCCTACTCTGATATCCTCAGCAGCTTGCAGGCAAGTTTCCAGGTTATCTATGGCAGCGATATTTACATCGCAGCAGATTCACAGGATGGTCAATTCCTGGCGCTGATCGCAGCCGCCATAAATGATAACAACCAGGCGATGATTGCGGTCTACCAAGGGTACTCCCCAACCTATGCCCAAGGCGCGGGTCTATCTGCACAAGTCAAGCTGAACGGGCTACAGAGGCTGGTCGCCAGTAAAAGCACCGCAGTAGGCACCGTAACAGGTCAAGCAGGCTCGGTTATAACTGCCGGGGTGGTGAAAGACTCCAACGGCAACCTATGGAACCTGCCTAGCACTGTTACAATCCCCATTGGTGGTTCTATCAGCGTCACGGTAACTGCTCAGCAGGCGGGCGCAATCCAGGCGGGTATTGGAGCTATCAATATCATCAATTCGGTGCAGCTAGGCTGGCAGAGCTTTACTAACACAGCGGCCGCAGTCGTGGGTAACCCAGTAGAGACCGACGCGCAGCTGAGGATACGACAATCAATTTCAACAGCCCTACCTGCACTATCCAACCTGGATTCGATTCGAGCCGCTATCGGCAACGTGGCCGGAGTGCAAAGATTCACTGTTTACGAGAACCCTACCGCTGCCACCGACGCAAACGGGATACCCGCCCATTCAATCGCACCGGTGGTCAGTGGTGGGTCTGTTGCTGATATCGCCCAAGCTATTGCAGCCCGTAAACCTCCGGGTATCCAAACCTTCGGGCCTACTTCATATACCTACTATGACGTGGTCGGGATGCCGGTACCAATTAACTTCAAGGTGTTGGATATAGTGCCGGTATACGTATCGGTGAACCTAACTGCTCTGCCTGGCTACACAGCAGCCACTGGCACCTTGGTCATCAATGCAGTGGTAGCAGCAATCAACGCCCTAGTCATTGGAGAAGACGTCTACCTCAACCGCTTGTTTGCACCTGCATCCCTAGCCGGGGAAGCAGCGTCAACCTCCTCTGGGCTGCTGCCTTTTGAGCTGTACTCTCTATCTGAGACCTTCCACGTGACCAGCATCCTCGTTGGATTATCAGCAGGGACCAAGGCGGCGTCGGATCTGGTCATTGCATACAACGCAGCGGCTTCCGCGGTCTCCACCAACCTCGTCCTGACGGTGACTTAAAATGACTACCGGAGATGTAACCCAGTATCTCAACCTAGTGACGGCAGAGCACCGGGATAAGACAAAGTTCCTAGCCACCCTTACCACTGCTCTGCAACCCTTCGCTGACTCATTGCAGCAGGTCTCGGGCATACCTTCCAACTACGACATAGATCTTGCTGTTGGAGTTCAGTTGGATGCGATTGGTAAATGGGTGGGAGTGGGCAGAGCCCTCTACACTCCCCTGACTGGGGTCTACTTTGCATTCAACACGGTGGGGTTAGGTATCAACCAGGGCGTCTGGCAAGGCCCATATGATCCAACAAGCGGCTTGGTTAACCTCCCAGATGGCCAATACCGCACTCTACTGAAGGCGAAGATCGCCAATAACCAATGGGACGGAACTAGAGACTCAGCCTATGCCATCTATAACTCAATCTTCACAGAAAGCGGAAATACCTTCTTCTACCAGGATCTAGGTAACTTAACCTTTGTCATGGGTATCTACGGGGTCGCTCCAGATGCGGTAACCCTTGCACTTCTTACTCAAGGGTACCTGTCAATCAGACCGGCAGGAGTTCAGCTCGCAGCGATACTGTTTCCCGGCAGTACCGGACCGCTGTTTGCCTTCAATTTAAATGATGGTACCAATTTTGGTGGGTTCAACATTGGCGCTTGGGCCGCAATAGCTTAACAACGAAAGGATAAAGAAATGCCAATAAATGATTTTAAGGTCTTTGCAGGAGGGAGCGGTGCGGACGTAGTAAGCCAAGCGTCCTACGAAGCTCTGTCCGCACTAGTTAATGGGTTTTCGACAGGCACCGCAGTCAGTAGCCAGCTGAACAAGGTCTGGAGGCAGTCAAGTATAATGTCTGCTGTGCTGGCTCAATTCATTGTGGCTCGGACAGGTCTCAATACCCTAGATGATGGCACCACCACCACCCTGGAAGCGAACCTGGAGGCTGCCATCGTAGCGATGATCGGCGCGAACGCCCCCACCTCCATTGGGCGGCATACGATCTGGGTGCCCGCTGCTGCTATCTACAGCACCTTGACGAATGGGGCGGGCTTCACTACGTTGGAAACCTCGGCGAACAAGGTCGTAACTAGCGCCTTGACCTACGACCCCGCCGTCACCCAGTACGGGCAGTTTGCGGTGCAGATGCCGAAGAACTGGAACGAAGGTAGCGTGACCGCTGTGGTTGACTGGTCACAGCCAGCGGGCAGCGGTGGGGTGGTTTGGGGACTCCAAGGCTTAGCGCGGTCTGATGGCGATGCCCTGGAAGCAGGCTGGAGCACGGCTGTCACTACCACCGATACGGGTGGGTCGGCTGACACCCTCTACCGTTCCCCGGAGACCGCCGCTCTTTCGCTGGCTGGAACCCCGATCGAGAATGATCTGGCTCTGTTCCAAATCTACCGCGACGTTGCCAACGGTGCCGACACTCTTGGGGTTGCTGCTCGCCTGCATGGGCTCGCCCTGTTCTATACCACTAACGCTGGGACGGATGCGTGATGTTAAAGGTCAATGAATTAAGCGGGTTTGGCTCGGGGGTTAAAGCTCTTCCCGGGAGCATCACCCTTCTAGTCTCTAGCACCTTCGTGAATACGACTGGAACCTTCACCGTACCCAGAGGGGTGACCAGACTCCGGGTCACTATGTGTGGTGGCGGTGGTGGTGGTGGTGGTAACTGGGATGGCTGCACTGGAGGTTCTGGAGGCGGAGGCGCTGGATACTACTCGAACCAGATCCTTAACGTAGCTCCGGGGCAGGTGCTTTCCTACACGGTGGGGATGGCTGGCGACGGTGGGGGATATATCTATGCCGCGATCAGCGGAGGGAACACGGTCTTCGGCAGCCTCACCGCAACCGGCGGTGGTTTGGGAAATGGGAACGGCGCTGCGGGCGGGACGGCTGGTTCTCCCAGTGGCCAGGCAGGCCAGTCAGGCGCGGGCGGTAAAGGGGGCGACTGCACCGGGTTCGGGACAGGCGGGCAGATACCGACCGCCGCTACCGGCAATGGTTCTGGAGGCGGCGGAACTGCGGGCTGCTACGTAACTACATGCGGCGACAACCGGGGCTGTCCCGGCACGCCTGGAAAAATCTTTGTGGAATGGGGGTTCTGATGAAATACGCATTGGTTAACACTCAGGGTGATATCCTGAACACTAGGGAGTTTGACGAGGCTCCTCCGATCCTGGCCCAGGAAAAGGGGATCCGGTGGATCCCCGACAACCCACCGGTGGTGGATCCGGAGACGGAGGTTCTCAGTCAGGTTAGCTCGGTTGCTTTGGATGCAACCGAAGTCGGGTACCAAATCCTACCGGTCAACTTGACCGCGTTCCAGCAGCGCCGGAAGGAGTGGATCGAATCTTGCCGGGATAGTGCAAGCTCGATGCCGGTGGTGGTATTTGGGCGACCGTGGCAGGCTGGTACGATCCACCGGGACCTCTTAACCCAAGCGGTAGTTCTTGCCTCGGCTGGTTTGGCCCTACCCCCGTTCTGGCGGGATGCCGACAACAACAACATGGCGGTTACCGATCTCCAACAACTTCTAGATATCGCTGGAGCTATGAGCGTTCAGGTCAACGAGGCCTACGCCCGCTCATGGCAGAGAAAGGCCGAGATCGAGGCCGTTACTGACGAGACGTCTGCTGGCATCGCCGAAGTGCAGGCAGTAGTCTGGTAATGCACTATGGAAACCAGCCTGACCTTAACCTTAGGACTGACGATATGAAAAGAACTACATTGTTTTTATTATGGCTGGGATGTATTTTTATTGCCTGCGTTGCATTAGTCTGGCAACTTCTAGCGATTATTTTTAAACCGGACAGGTCCCTCGGAATTGCTAGAGAGTTTGATGTTACTCTTGCAGCCGCTTGGAGCGGGCGAACTAATAACACTATCAGTCTGATCGCTGCTCAGTATGCACGCGCTGGGTCGATCTGGGCGCGGTTGGTGTGTAGGATTTTGGATAGCATAGTACCAGGTCATTGTGAAAATCAAATAAAAGGGAGTAAGTAAGTGGGCGATTTTCAGACTCTATTCAACGTCTCGGTAGGCGCTGTTGGAATTCTTGCTGGATTCATTTTAAACGTCCTGTGGCAAGCGTTAAAAGACTTGCAGCAAGTCGACTCACAACTGGCATCCAAGGTTTCCAGTATTGAGATATTAGTAGCTGGCCAGTACATAAAAAGAGATCTATTTGATGCGAAGGTAGATGCCCTGTTTACAAAATTGGATCAAATGGAAAGTAAGTTTGATTTAAAACTAGACAGGGCACTTGACCACAGGAATCCCAAGTAATCAAACAAGGAGTTTAAAAATGCAAAGGATCAGTACTGGCGGTGCAGCCCGCTGTATAAAGCTTGAGGGTGGTTTCAAGTTAGTGGCATACCTAGATTCAGCAGGCATTGCAACCATAGGCGCCGGCCACACCAGGAACGTGCGCTTGGGCATGACCGCCACCCTTGATCAATGCCAAGCATGGTTCAAGGATGATATCCGCGGAGCAGAGATGGCAGTGAGCACCAACGTTAAAGTGCCGCTGTCCCAAAACCAATTCGACGCCTTGTGTATCTGGCAGTTCAACACTGGGGGCCTGGTAATTGAGAAGAAAGGAAAGCTGGTACCTTCTGCTGTCTTGACTGCACTTACCGCGGGAGAGTATGATCGCTGTATTGATCTAATGCAGCAATGGAAGTACACGACGGTAACTGTGGCGGGCAAGAAGGTTAAGAAAGTTTCCAGTGGACTTATCAATCGACGTGCTCAGGAAGCTCTTATCTGGAGCACCCCTGATTCAGACCAAACTAAGCACGCATACTTCGGCGCTGGGGTAGGGGAGGGCACGCCAGCACCACCCGCCGTACTTACCACAAACGAAACTCCTGAGGCTCCGCCCACCGCCGTGATCAGCACCACTACCGGGAAAGCCCAGGTAGGTGCAATCGGAGCGGGGATAACTGCTTTAGTGCAGGTGCTGTCCGATTCGGTATCCAGCATCAGACAGGTAGCCAGTCCAATTAAAGAAGCACTTGGCCTACCCGACGGTTATTCTGGGTACCTGCATTACGGGGTGATCGTGGCTCTTTTAGTATCAATTGGTTTCGGGGCGTACACCCTATGGCGCAAGAAAGGGGTACTAGCAGGTACTAAAGAATGAAAACTGACCTGCACCTGAACGCCAGTTTATGTTACAAGTGTTCGTACTGGGATTGGGTTATGGTGGTGAATAAGCATGGGCAGGAGCGACCAGAGCATAGTTGCTGCAATGATGATCCTACAATGAAACCTGGGGATATGGTTGTTAAGTGCCTGGGATTTGACCTTAACCAAAATAGAGGAAATGACTGATGGGTGCGATTACAGGATTGCTGGGCTCTACCCTCGCGGGCCCCAGCTGGCTATATCGGGGCCTAGCGTATCTTGCGCTAGGGATTGGGGTACTTACCTATGGCTACGTGAAAGGAATCGGTCACGAGCAGTCTAAGCAGGCCCTGGAGCATAATCAGCAGCTAATTAAATCCGCGGCTCTGGTGCAGCAGCAGATTGCAGTGAATCACGGCGCTGCTGCACGACTCCAGGCTAGTTATGAGGCCCTGGGGAATAATTATTTGAAACTACAGAAAGAGGTAAAGAAGCATGTCACGATATCCGACTCTACTTGTAACCTATCTAATGGTTGGTTGCTGCTCCACGACTCCGCCGCCAATGCTACCGTTCCCGGAGCTTCCGCCAAGTCTGAGGCGGATCCCTCCGGAACTTCGGCAGTTGAAGCCCTTACCGACGCAATCATCCCAAACTACCAAGAGTACGTCAAATGCCGCCAGCAAGTGATTGAGTTTGTAGGCTGGTACGATAAAAACCGGGCTTTGTACGAGACAGCGAAATAAGTATATCCACAACTTGTCCAGATAGTCTTTTTAAGTAGTCCGCGTGCTTCACATTACCCCTCCTTCTTTCGATCAATTCGCCGGCATCAAGTAGTCCGGCGATTGATTCGAACTGTCTAATTGACCGAATCAAAACCTCGCAACTCTTAGCTTCCAACAGACGGGCATTTAAATTCTCGATCCCCAGTACCTCAAAGGCAGGTCTGCGAAAAGTAAACACGTCAGGCATTTGATTATTCTGCTGCATCATTCTTCTCCTGTAATTTCCTTTTAAGATCTAACCAAGCCAGGTGTGGGGTCTTTCCGTAAGACAGAAGCTTTTCAGGACTATGTTCCCATACATGGTAACCTTTCCAGGCAGCCTTGCAACAGAAGGCGCTTGGGATCTTTTCCAAACAAAACTCTTTAGGTGTCATCTTGAACCTCCATTCTTCTTTTCTCAAAAAGGATACGAGTGGTGTACTGCATGTCTTCAACTACTTCCTTCACCAAAGGCCTGCCTGAGTAGATGCCAGCAAGCCCTTGGAAGTAGTTGGCTGCGTCAGCGGTGCGCTGACGCTGAGACCCCATCGCTACTATACGCCAAGTACCATACCTACGGTACAGGCAGAAATGCCTTCTTTTAGGATCCGTGAATACCTTCTGCACTAGCTGGTACGCTATCGAGTTCAGGCTTCGCTTCTCCGGAAGATCTGTGTGCTCTTTCATTCTCTATCCTGTGGAAAGTTCTAGCGATGTCGGTTTCTCGGCTGCTCACCCATTTAAATTTCGGGTTAAGTAGATGGGTATCAGGCCTTGGGTGCGGATTGCTCATATTGAACTCCTAGAAATAAGGTTAAGGAACGTGATAATCAGCATTAGGCACGCCCCAAGCCATAGAACCCTACCCAGCACAACCAGCACCCCTGATAAACAGTGCCTAATCGACCCTGGGCGGCTTTGAGTCTGGGAATAACTTGTAGGCAATCCAAAATTGTAAGGTTTCATTTTTACATCTCCTCTTCAAGGGCTGGGTAGAACAGCTTAGAGATACGCTCGTCAAACTCTATCCGCCGCTGTAGCGTGTTGGTGTTGTGGGTTGAGAAATAGGTCAGCTCATTGTATAGATCCCACTTTGACTTCGGGTACTTGCTTTCGTCTAGCACCGGGTTCAAGTACTTCGCCGGGAACTGACCTTGCAGAAATTCAAAGGCTTGATCAAAGTCAACCTGGGTATCCCGCCACTCCAACCAGGTATCCTGCAAAGTCGGGGCCTTAGCTAGCATACTCCCCAGGTCGGGTAGAATGCTCAATGGATCGGCATCCTCCCCCTCGCTATGGATAAGGTGCTTAGCTTTGACCGACCCTAGGGATTCGCCTATGGTCATGCCGTTGGAGCAGACCAGGCGGAAGGCTCCCAGCACTGCCGAGAATGGGCAGCTTCTATCGTAACTGTTATTCACCACCACTGTGATGTTGGTTAGGTCACCTTTGACCAGTTTGATGGGCGCCATGGGAATCTTGAACTCAGCGCGTACTCGAGCTCCCCCTCGTAGGGTGCAGACACTCATTTCAATATCCCGTGCAAAGATCTTTTTTAGGCCACCTGCAACCAATCCCAAGGCATCCGAGTGGGATACCGTTTGGTATCGATCACTGACCACATCAAACAACTTGGTACGGTTGTGATTAAATAGACACTTCTTGTTGCGGTACTCCTTCACCTCACCCAGTTGGGGAAAGGCTTGGTTTAGGGGTACCGATATTACCGGTCGCTGCCACTCAGGTACAGCTCTGGTAACTTTTGTAGTGGTTCGTGTAGCTATCATTTGAATCTCCTTAAGAAGAAATAAAATTACCAAGGTACTGATCGCCGATCTTTGTACCATGCTTATCCAAAAAGTGTATCGCGAATGATTGCACTTTTGAACTACCACCCAAACTCTTCAACCGATAGCTGTCAGCTTTGTCAGGCTGCACCCCATCCAGGTTGGTCTGGTTATTAAAATCTTTGAAAACAGCCCCAGCAGCTAATTTCACAAGTGCTGCCGGGGATAGGTTATTACGGACGCTCATTTAAATCTCCTTAGGTTATGGTGGATGCTGCTGACTACTCTTGGCCTAGTAGGTGCTTAACCGCACGCACCATACCATACTCATGCAGCGCGGTATTCAAATCACTTTCTTTTGCAGCAGCCGACAACTGCTCCATATTGGTGAATCCAAGCTGCTTTATATGTTCGGCCAGCAGGCGCTCGATGCTTTCTAAGAACTTCAGGGCATCTTGCGCAGACTTCAAAGCAGGCTCGTTTTTAATAGGGGTACGCTTCCTCACACCTGCTTCAACCTCCTTACGCACAGCCTGCTGCTCCTTACGGCCCTTGCCCGCTGATTTAACCTTACTGACAAGTTCCCGCTGCTTAGCTTTGTCCTTGGTTTTCGCGATAGTGCGGGCTACTACGCTGTTAATCTCACCTTTCTCAAGAGCGTCAGTGACTTCGATATCTGCGTCCATAAGAGCCACCGTAAACTTAACATGCGCCTCTGAGCGCCCAAGCCTGTGGGCTACCTGCTTGCAAGTCAGACCTTCAGCATCCATCAGCATCTTGTAGGCCTTCGCAGCCTCAAGAGGGAGGAATGGTTTGCCGCTATTTGACTCAAACATCAGTATCATATTATCCAGGTCAGTAGCAGACTTGCTCTCTATGATTGCCAGCACCCCCTGTGGAAACTCTAAGCCCTTCTTCATCAGGTGCTCAACGGCAGTAAGGCGGCGATCACCATCGATAAGCTCGAAGCGATCACCAACCCGCTTCACCCGCAATGGTTGCAGCAGGCCGTTCTGTTTGATGGATTGTGCAAGCTCCTCAATCTCGCCAAAATCAAAGCGCGGGTTCCAGCCAACCCGCCGGTCGATTGTGGTAGGGTCAATGTGGTACGAATTGGTTCTTGTGATAATTCCGGGGCCGTAGCTGCTCATTTTTAAATCTCCTTTACTGGTTGGGGTTGAAATACTTCGTCATGAATTTCATGTAAACAACACATGGTACTTTTAATGATACTACCCTGGGGGCTCAATCTCTTTGCAGCTATTAAATCACGCAACTCCAACACAGTGAACTTAGCGTGTAAGGCGGTTAGCAGCGCACTTCCAGTCATCGGGGTTTCCATTATCACTCCTCCTCTTCTTCTGCGATTTCCTGCTGCTCCAGGTAGGCGTCGAGGCTATTGAAGAAAAGGTCACCATCACTTCCTTGTGGTGGTTCGACGGTAAGACCCAACTCCTCAAGCATGGTGCAAGCTGCTGCCACCAATCGTACCCGCGCACGCTTTTCATCATCACTTAACCCACCATCTTTGATGTACTCCAAGCAGTCCTCAAAATCCTGTTGAGTATTTTGAAACCGGCAGTAAGACATGTTAGGCATTTTTAAATCTCCTTGATTAAAAAAATTGATTAAATTTTGGTTTCTTGATCGTCTTATTAGACAAACCACTTTAAGTCGTCATACCCTGGCAGGTTGCAGATAGCTGCGTGAAGGATTGTGTTAATCACTACAGCGGCTGACGTGCCTGGGTAGTCGTCAACCTCACAGGCTTGGTAGTTAAAGCATCTACATAGTTTAATGATCTGCATGGGGGACTGATGGTTGTCGGTTGGTCTATACTCAACGCCCCCTGCAACCTCGTCATCGCCGAGTTTGAAAGATACCGCTTTCCTATTGGCTGTTTCCAGCATATCAATAATGAGCTGCTCATTGCCTTCAACAACAATCCATTCATTGTCTACGAACACATCATGAACATGAGCGGCTGCATAACTAACGATTGCGTTCAAGTGAAGGTCTGTAACCATATATGATGACATTTTTAAATCTCCTTAAGTTAAAAGTTAAAAGTTACCCGCGCTGCGCGGGTAAGTCTACCGACTCAATAGTTACCCGCGCTGCGCGGGGAAGTCTACCGACGCAATAGTATCTATAGCTTCAGCCACCCAGTTAAGCACTTCGACGAACGCCGCACGAGCTTCTTCATCCCCTTTAAAGTCTTCAGGCACCTCAGTGGGTATCCCCTGCAACCCACACGCTGCCATCTCCAGTCGTTTAGCTCGTGACAGATAGGTCGACTTTGGATACCGGGTCTGCATGTATTCAATGGGGAATCTGTGAATTTCCAGGTAGTCAAGATCGATGACCTCACCCAGTTCTTCTGAGGCTTGTTCAAGCTGCTGAATGGCTTCCTCCAACTGGGAGCCCTTCTCACCGTTCTGGAATTGCTCAGGCATGTTGTCGTACCAGTTCTGCAACTCATCCTGAAGATTATCGCACTCGATGCAAGCTGCTTCTACCGCACCTAAGAGGGTGCCTGTTTGTTTAATTGTCTTGGACATTTTAAATCTCCTTGGTTAAAAGTTACCTGTGATGCGCGGGTAAGTCTAACGACTCAAAAGTTACCCGCGCATCTTGGGGAAGTCTACCGACTCAGTAAATCACTTCGTCATTAATCTCATGCAGACAACACATGGTTCACAGTGATTGGATCAATCCAATGGG